GCTATGACTTCGGCTACGACATCCAGGCCGCCTTCTACATGGACATCCTCAATGCCTGTGGTGTTCCGGTGAAGAACTTCGGCTTCATCGTCGTGGAAAACAAGCCACCACACCTCGTCAAGATTCACTACCTTGAGCGGGAGTCGTTGATTATCCGCCGCGCGCAGGAGAAGTACACCAACTGGGGGATTGCCTACCGTGAGTGCGTAAAGCGGGACTTCTGGCCCGGCTACGGTGGATCGTGGAGCGAGATAACGTACCGCCCCTGGATGCTGAAGGATGAGGGGTGGCAGGGGGATTCGTTGGAATGATTTTCTTCACCGCATCCTCGTGGCGGCTGTTGTTTCTGGTTCATCTTGCCAACAGAACCGCTTGGAAAGGACTCACCGGCACGCTTGGCTTTTTCCTATTCGCCCAAGCCTCTGCCGGGCGGTGAAGAACTTTTACTTGACTCATGACGCTGGCTTAACGAGGCTGCGCGTGCGAAAATAATGTGACGATGCAACTTCAAAATCCCCAAGTCTTCTCCGGTCGCGCCTTTTCCTGGGTGCATGGTCTTGTTCGTCACTGGCCATCGCAAGCCGGGGAAGACTTGGGTACTTTGAAGGAACCCAATGAGCTTCCAAGTGATGGCCTGGGCCATCGAACAAAAGCCGTCCGACTCTGAATCCAAACTCCTCCTGCTCCTTCTGGCTAACTACGCCAGCCACGAGAACACCTGCTGGCCATCTGTCTCAACCCTGTCGAAGGAGTCCCTGCTCAGCGAGACGACAGTAAGAGATCGGCTCCGCGTTCTTGCTGGGCTAAACCTAATAGCAATCCAAGAGCGCCGAACTCCGAACGGGGATCTCACCAGCAATCTGTACACACTGTTGGCGGGTGGTCCGCATACGCGACCACCTACCTCGCCGGGCGATGCACCCCCCTTCGCCGGGCGAACCACCCCCCCTCGCGGCGCGAACCACCCACCGTCTCTTTCTGCGCTGCATCAGGCTAAGCCACAGCCACAAGCGGGAGCTTCTCCGATTCCGAACCAGTCAGTTGAACCGATCACTGATCCAGAGGGAAAGGAAGCCACCCCCATTAAGGTGGAACACAGAGAGGAAATTGAGAAGATGCACGCCTGCTTCCTATTGGAATCACAGCAGGACGCTAACCTCATGGCGTACGGCAGGGAGTGGCTTGCTCTTTGCAAGTCTGGGTACACGGCTGAGGATGTCAGCATTTTCCTGAAGCACGTCAAGTTTGTGAACTCACAACAGGAAGACCCAAAGTTCAGGCGACGGTTCCACATCCCTAAGATGTTCGGAGACATCGCCTGCTTCGACGCTGATCTCGGCTTGGCCAAAGCGTGGTACAGGAACCGAAGGCTGCCACCCACCGCCCGTGAGCAGGCCCTTGAAGATCTCCGCCCCTCTGTAGACCCCGAACTCGATCCGGCTCGTCTCCGTCCACCACAGCGCGCGGAGGACCTAACGCAGGAGGTCATCAACAAGCTGATCAATGCGGAGAAGGAGAGGCTCAGGAGGGAAGGGATCAGGACTGTATAATGACCCCCGAAGACTTCAGGCACGGAGGCCAGGAGCCAGAGGATCTGGAAGATCCGACCCGCGTTGATCGTCAACCGCCTCACTCCACTGAGGCCGAGCAAGGGGTTCTTGGCTGTGTTCTGCTCAGCCCTACTGAATGCCTGGGTGAATGCGTCCAGAAGATCAAGACCAGCCACGTCTTCTATGACCTCCGCCACCGCACGATTTACGAAACGGCCGTCGAACTTTACGACAAGAAGAAAGCCGTCGATGTCATCACTATGCAGCAGGTTCTGCGTGACCGGCAGCAACTGGAATCGGTGGGTGGGGTGGCCTACTTGGCATCGCTGCCGGACGCCGTGCCGAGCGCAGCGAACCTCGGTTACTACCTGGACATTATTCTTGAGAAGGCAATCCTCCGCCGCGTTGCCGGCATCTGCATTGATACCGTCAGCAGGATGTATGAACTCAACGGGGAACTCTCGATGTTCCTCGACGAGTTCGGCCACGATGTTAATGAGGTTATTCAGGAGGCGCTGGAGCAGGACGGGGAGACGGGGACACGAACCGCAAAGCAACTCGTCATCAAGGCGCAGGGTACGCTGGAGGAAATCTACCAGAACAAAGGGAAGGTCATCGGGTTGGCCACCGGGCTCGTTGATTTCGATAATCTCACCGGAGGTTTACGGCCGGGCCACATGGTCGTCATCGCAGCGAGACCCTCAGTGGGCAAGAGCAGTATCGCAATGAACATCGCCGACTACGTGAGCGTGGACCTGAAGCAACCCGTCGGTGTCTTCAGCCTAGAGATGCCGGCTGATGAGCTGATGCTCCGGATGATCTGCTCGCGCGCACGGGTGAACTCTCGCAAGGCATCCTCCGGCTGGCTCAGCGATGATGACTTCCCGAAGCTGACGGGCGCCGCCACCAAGCTGATGCCTGCGCCGCTGTACATCGACGACGGCTCGGGCCTGTCGATCCTCCAGGTGAAAGCCAAGGCCCGCCAGATGCAGCAGCTCTACGGCATCAAGCTCTTCATCATCGACTACATCCAGCTCCTGCACTCCACGAATCGCAAGGCGCAGAACCGGGAGCAGGAGATCTCAGACATCTCCGGCGGCATCAAGGAGCTGGCCAAGGAACTCAGCGTTCCGATCATCGTGTTGGCTCAACTCAATCGGGAGATCGAGAAGCGTGGGCCAACTTCAAAGCCAAGGCTGGCGGATCTTCGTGAGTCGGGGAAGATCGAACAGGACGCAGACATCGTGGCCATGCTCTACCGAATTAAGGAGGAGGAAGGCATCATGGCTCAGTCCGAAACCACGTTGATAAACCTTCTCGTCGCCAAGCAACGCAACGGCCCGACTGGAGAAATCCCGCTGATATTCCTCAAGGGCTACACCAAGTTTGAAGGGTCAACTCCTGCGAAGTCTAATGACCCGACGGAGAATTGGCCGGAAGGGAAGTAGAAAATAAAACCATGAAACTATCAACGAAACTCGCACTGGTCTCACTCATCTTAATCATCGCCGGGTTCGTCGCGCTGGCGCTGTATCGAAGCCCACAGGTTCAAGGCCCCAAGGTAAAGAAGGAGCCGGAGCCTAAAGTCAGCAGGAAGATCGCCTACGCTCTTGATGTCGGCTACATCGCCGTCATCACGGTTGACGGCTCTGAGTACGTCGTCGTCCGTGGTAATAACTGTGTGGCGATTTGCCCGAAGATAGTGAAGTAGTGGGTCAGGAAGGACTCGAACCTTCAACTCCCCGCGACGGGGCACTTTCCGGTCGGGTTGCAATCCCTACGGATGCGTATGCCGGTTCCGCCACTGACCCAAATCTTTTAAGCGCATGAACCACGCGCCGCACTTGGCCTTCACCCCTTCGGCTTCGCTGTGGGATCGTACTCCCGAACCTTGTCTGGGATCACCGCGTTGATGTTTCCGGCCCCTTTGAGCTTGCTCAGTTCCTTGCCGAGATCCGCCATTGTCCTCTCGAACTTCAGCCGAGCGAGGAACAACGCCTCCTCAGTGGAACCTTGCAGCTCCACGATGATCGTCTGCCGGTACGAGACGCTCATGCCGCGCAGGGTTGCCCGGCTTTGATCGTTCGCACAGCTTCCTGGATGCGGGAGATGTGTGCCTGTGCGTTCTCTCTGCCGTCGGAAAGAACCAACGACTTGGCTGCATCCTGTTCACTGGGCAGGCAGTTCTTCTCCGCGAAGACCCGGCCGCAGCTACATTCCAGGGTCACACGATAGAACCCGCCAAGCTCCTGCTTCAGCGCGATGAGGACTGTGTGACCCGGTGCTCGCATATTGCTCATGGCTGGAATTTAACTTGACCGCCGAAGGAGTCAACTGCAATCTTGCAACGATGTCACGCCGACGCAACTGTAGCATGAACGCAATGGATGCAGCGATGCTCAAGGCGCAGCGCGATGCGTTGAGGCGCGAACTCATCGGTGCCGGATGGAATATAGCCAGTGCGGCAAAGGCCCTCGGCCGCAGCAGGAGCACAATTTGGAGGCTCGTCCGCAAGCTCGGCTTGATGAAGTCCGGCAGGGTCATGGTGAGGAGGTTGGTGAAGGCGCGAATATGAACCACATCGAACTCGTAGAAACAGCCAAGGAAGCAATCCAAAAAGTATTCTCGGACACAAGTGTTCCGCAATCCGACACACGGGCAAGCCTTGAGGAGTTGCGTGACTACCTTGACGAGCTGCTTGACACGCTTCCGGATTGATATGGCCCGCTACACACGCGCACAGATGGCTGAGGATCTTGTCGAGAGACTTCAGCTTCTCGGTGAAGGCCGCGCGCTCCAGCTCTGCACGCTGCTTATTCCGGAAGTCAAAGAGATCCTGGATCGCAGGCGGAACGACATGCAGGCTCAGCGTCTGGAGATCGAGCAGGAAGCTTGGGGCTTGCAGTCTGAGCCGAATCCGCCTTACACAAAGCGATGAACCCAAAACTTAGAAACACAATCAGCATCTTCTGCGCTGTAGGCATCTGCTTTGTGTTGTGGGGCGCGATAAGCGAACGCCAAGAACGCAAGCGACTTGTTCAGAGCGTGGAGGAATCCACCCGGCAGAATCCCCATTCGCCTCGAACGTCTTACCTTGTTTCAATTCCACAGCCGGGCATCGTCCAGATACGCACCAACGTAGAGACAGGCCCAATAATTCCGGAACTGGGCGCCTCCAACAGTATCGCCATCGGTTATGGGGCAGAAGTCACGAGAAGCCGCCAGCTCGTCATAACATGGGAGGACGGAACGGAACTTCGGATGGACCTGCCAACGAATACCTGGATCAGGGGATGGCGGCCGTGAACTTCTCCCGCGAAGAATATGAGCAAAAGCGCAGAGCAAGGCCAGACGTGTACCCCGCCGTCGTCGATAAGGCTCGTGGTGTGGTACAGAATCCCATCAGCCAACCGACTCCTGTCGATGAGCCTGTGGCAGAGGTTCCGCGAGAAGCTCCTCGCCAAGGCCGCGTTCGCATCTGCGTTACGAGCTACCGCCTACGGCTCGCCGACGAAGACAACCTCGCCATTGGAGCAAAGCCTCTTGTTGACTGCATCGTCGCGGCTGGAATCATCCCTTCGGACTCGCCGATCTGGTGTAAGATCGAACATCGGCAGGAGCAGGTAAACCATGAGCGGGAAGAAAGAACTGGGATTAGTGTTGACATACCATTCTAACTTGCTATGAACTCGCGCCGTGAAACGACGATGCGACCTGCTCACCAAGGAATCCTTCGCCTCATTCTGTAAGGAAGACCCAATAACTGGATGTTGGAACTGGCAGCGGTGCTGCTACCCAGTTGGCTACGGGGCAGTGCGATTCAACGGGAAGCTGACAGGCGCCCACCGCGCAGCCTACGAGCTATGGATTGGACCGATACCGCCCGGCCTGCGCGTCTGCCACCGCTGCGACAATAGGAAATGCGCCAACCCAAAACACCTATTCTTGGGCACGCAACGAGCTAACGTCCATGATGCGATCAGGAAAGGGAGAATGAAGACGCCGCGAAAGGCATCTGGAATTTACCACGGGCAGGCTCGCTTCAATCGCAACCAGATCATTGAGATCAGGGCGTGCCCGCTGAGTTCGTATCGCCTTGCTAGGCTGTTCGACGTATCGATCCAGACCATCTCCAAGATTCGGAAGTCGAAAACATACGCGAAGAACAGTCGTGGCAAGCCGGTTCGATACACCGCAAAACAGATCGCAAATCTGAGGAACGAATCCGAGTTGAGTTCGTGGAGCCGGGACGGGAGGGAGCGGAGATTCTGATTGAGCAATTATGAGCAACACCTACCGCCTGCTCGGAAAGTTCCTCCGTATGCGGCGCATCGTTCTTTGGTACACGCAAGACGACATCGCCAAGAAAGTTGGGCTCACCCGCACCAGCGTCGTGAACATTGAAGCTGGTCGCCAGCGTATCCGATTGGATCAAGTTGAAGACTTCGCTCGCGCGCTGCACTGTAAACCAATTCACATCGCCAAAGCAATTTGGAGTATACCATGAGCAACTGGAAATTCCTGAACGACCACCGTGCCCGCATCGCATCACGCTACGTCCCCCTGCAATACTGCACCGACGATTCCTTCGGGTTCTGCGGACTGTTCCGCTTCCAACTCGACGGCCACAGTGTCCGCTGCGTCGTCTCGGATGATGGCGGCTGGCAGCACGTCAGCGTCTCACTGGAGCACGAGGCGAAGACCCCAAGTTGGTCGCTCATGTCCAAGATCAAGGAGCTGTTCTGGGAGCCGGAGGATGCGGTGATTCAGATTCACCCGCCAGCCTCCGAGCACGTCAACATGCACGAGTACTGCCTGCACCTGTGGAAATGCACCGATGGCAGGGAGCAGCCGCTGCCTCCGTCGATCTACGTGGGAATAAAGGGACTGAAGGTGAAGCCGATTGGGGTACAGTAAAAATGGGGTACAGTAAAAAGCCCGGGATTATCCCTTTGACAAACCCATTTACCACAGAGCAGACTGATGTCCAGTCGCATGGACAAATTCGTCGATATTGCCGTGGACCAATTCCAAAAGGGGTGGTCCATGCTTAAACAGGCACCTCTTGCCCTTGTTTCAGTGGTCGGGCTAACAGTGTTGGGATGTTGGTTTTATTTCAGAGCGCACATAGCCCATCTGAAGGATTTGAATGATACGCTTTCAAAAAGGGTCGATGCCCTTGAGAAGGAAAATAAGTCAACGCATGAGGAAAACGAAAAGATTCATCGGGAGAATCAGGAAATGGCCGCCAAATTGCGAACGTCTTTCAGAATGGACATTCGTAACGTGAATATCTTCACCCCATCCGGGGTGGTTACCACTAGGACTTGCTTCTTAATGGAGGTGCGCCTTTGGAATGGGGGTGCATCGAGTGTCGCCAGGAATTGGAGGCTAGAATTAGAATTAGAAGATGGATCTTTGATTGACACGCAAGGCAGTTCGATCCCACCGCAGTTGAAATTGGATGGAAAACCAGTCGGTGACTACCCTGATTTATCTGAGTTCACGGCCCGAAATAAAGTCGATACTTTTGCGGAAGGCTGGCTCATGTTCTGCGGTCCAATCGCGCACGATCTGGCAATCAGGCGAACCAATTCTCTGGTACTGTCAGTGGAGGATGTTCACGGAAAAACCTTCAAATGCGAGCAACCGTTAAGCGGCCTCTTGTCGCCGTGATATTACTTTTTAGCCTTCTTTGAAGTTGGCGGAGGTGGCGTATTAAGCATCGCCCCTAGGGCATCCTCAAACTTTAGTGGATGCAGCGTTAGCTTTTCGCGGCTTGGTTTTGTTTTTCGCTTTCGAGTTTTCACGAATCCGTTCAATGAACTCGGCCCGCAATCTTCTTGCAAGCCGATTCCCTCAAACGCATTGCTTGTAAGTGAGGCGCTTTCCGGCCGCTTGTTCAATCGCGATTTCCATCCGCTGCCCGTCTGTGATTTTCCGATTGTTCCAACGGAATTCAACTTCGTGGGCATACCTTGGAAGATGTTCTCGGCTGACGTGATGCCACGCGCCCATCACCCCGCGCTTGAGCAGCGAGAAGAAACTTTCGCAGGTATTGACGTGTGAAACACTGCCGTCTGGATTCTTGCGGGCGTACTCGAAAGCAGAGTGATTTACGGCGTCATGTCGCTTGAACAGGTTTTCAAGCCCGATGTAAACGCCAGCCTGATCGGTGTTGATAACCGTGTCTTTGGCAGCGCACTCGGCGAGGCATGAGCGCAGATTCCTTTGCGTCACGCTCGGGACAACTTTAGTTCGCGCCTTTCCGTCCCGTTGAACAAGAGCAACGACCGGGGTCTTGCGCAGGTGCTTTGTTCCGTGCTCGCCCTTGCCGCCAACGAACGTCTCATCAATTTCGACGGTGCCATTGATCAACTGGGCAAGCGCCCCTTCATTCATCGCGAAGCGAATTCGATGTGCCATGAACCAAGCGGATTTGTACGTGATGTCCAGCATCCTATGGAGTTGGTGAGCACTCATTCCTTTCTTGGACGAGCAAAGAAGGAAGATCGCCATGAGCCACTTGCCAATCGGAATGTGCGAGTCCTCAAAGATTGTTCCGACTGTTACGGTAAATTGCTTGCGGCACGCTCCGCACTTATAAAGCCCTTTGCGAGCCGGGCGCTTGCTATCGGGCTTCGGCTGGATTGAGTAAATCGCCTTCGACTTCCCATCGTTCGCGCAGTGGGCGCAGACAGGACCGTCAGGCCAGCGAAGTGATTCCAGAAGTTCACGAGCCTTATCGTTGTCGGAATACTCCTGCGCCAGCTTGATAAGGTTCAGGTCCGACTCAATTCCCGCTTCATTCGGTTTCATGCCACGAAGCTAGTGGTAAGGGCGTGGTTTGTCAAGTATATAATACCGAAAAAGCCCGCGCAATGAAGCACGGGCTTGGCGACGGGCTCTACACCCTTAGCTTAAGTTGGTGTCGGCACGTTATCCGTCTGGTCATCGAGCGCCTTCGTCTTCGACGCCAGCGAGCCGATGCGAGATTCGAGTGCGTTGATGGTTGCCTGGTCCTCTGGCGATACCGTTCCAGCCGAGTCCTGCAACTCTTTGATGAGGCGCTTGAGTTCCGTCACGTCGCCCTGAATGCCGTCAACCGATGTACCGATTTCGTCGAGGAACGTGTTAACGCGCCCGGCGAATGCTTGAATTGCTTCAGCCATAATGTTTCTTTCGTTGTGCCCTGTTGGGCGGTTTACCGTTTTACAAAATTACCCCTACCCTGTCTGCGCGTCGAGCTTCTTCAGCCGGGCCGCAAGCTTGGAAACTCGGCCCTCGATTTTATCCAGCAACTTGAAGTCCGCCGCTGAAAGTTGATTCACGATGGCTGCGATGATTCGCTGCTCAGCCTCCGCCAAGTCCTGCTTGGTCACGGCATTGCGCTGTCGTTCCTCGCGCTGGGCGGCCAGCTCGGCTGTCAGGCCAACAATCGCATCTGCTAGCTGCTCGTTCGGCGAACCACGATCTTCTGGCTTGCTCATAAACCACAGTCTGAGCCAAGTCCTCAAGGCGCGCAAGTAAGGGATTTCCCCCTACCTGTGGATGGGATTACCGAAAACGACGTAGCCCAAAATCGCGATGAGTATTAGCACCACGACCCACCGACCACGCCCAAGCAATGGGGACGTGGAGTCGGGCACAAACGCGCCGATGACCAGGAGTAGCAACAGTAACCAGAATAAAATTTGGAGTATCATAATCGTTTAGAATCTGATCCGAATTCCAGCGTTGAACAGGTAGCTATTTCTGCCTGTCAGGTTGGCATCAATCGCTCCCTCTGCGAACAGTCGCAAGCCCTCCAGCTTTTTGTTCAGGCCAAGCTCGATGCCGGCGCCCGGCTGGATGCGCCATTCGTCACGTTCAAGGTTGAACGTGCCGCCAAGGAATGTGTAAGGCGACAGGTAGTTGAACGGCATCCTGGCCACCAGCCTCCCGCCGATGGCCTGCACGGCATGGCCGTTGATGTCCAAACCTTCGTGGCTGACCCTCGCGTCGATGCCCCAGTTCTTGGTGATCTGGTAGCCGACCCCGAGGAAGTAACCGTCCTCGCTTGTGTTGAAGTCCGGCGTGGTCAGCGACAATCCGGCATCGGCGTACCAGCCGGAAGGCGTGTATGGATCTGTCAACTTTGGAGCGGGCGTTTCGGCCGCTGGTTTTGGTGCGTCTGCGCTCAAGGTAACGCACGCACTGAGCAACAGACCAGCAATGATGCAAGGAATGGTTTTCATGTTATGTCGATTGTTATCTTTTTCACGCCGCCTTTGGCAAGCAGCTTTTCAACAACCTCGCCGGCCTCTTTGGCGTCCCTCGGTACCGGCGTATAAAGCTTCCCTTCCTGATCCTTCCAGGTTGGCTCCGGAGGATTCGGCTCCTCAATGTAGACGATCTCGATTGCCATCTTAATAGGCGTGTTTCACTTCACGTACTGCGCGATGAACGATCCCGTCGAACCACCGGGAGCGACGATTGTGATGCCCCCGAAGTCGGTTGTGTAGCCGAAATATCCAGCCGTGAAAGCGTGGCCAGAGGCGTCGAAAGCAACTCCAAGTCCGGCAGAATTATTGAGCGTAGTCGAGCGCCTGCACCAGCGATAGACCGGCTGCGCGTTGCCGGACACGCTCCATCCTGACACGAAATAGCCGCTGCCTCCAATGTTCGCGTCCGGCTGCCAGACCGAGCTGTAGACCCCGCTGAAAACAAGCGATCCCTCGGTGTCTATATTTATGCCGTATCCAGTGTCGCCCGCACTGAGTTGCTCTCCTCCCATCGTTTTCGCCCACAGGTATGTTCCGGTGGGTCCGTACCCCGCAAGGAACAGCGTCGCTCCGGTTCCGCTAGTGACGGTGCCGCCGCCGAAATTCGCCGTGCCCTTGAAGGTGCCCGTAATAACCGCGTTGCCGGTGTTCGGGTCCGTCGCGATGCCGCGACCAATGGCCACCTGGCTTGCGCTCATTGCTCGATCCCATCGGTAATCTCCGCTCGCGCCGGAGTACTTTGCGATGAAGCCGTCGTCGGTACCGGTACTCGTTCGGACGCCGCCGCCGAGGTCTGTCGCAATCGAGAAGGAGCCAGTAATCCACACGTCTCCAGTGCGGTCCAAGGCCATCGCGTAGGGTGAATCGTTGTTCGGTCCTCCCCATCTCTTGGCCCATTGGTTTACACCCGTACTCGAATACTTGGCCAGCGCGATGTCGTAGTACTGGCTGCCGTTACTCAGAAGCACGACGGCACCGCTACTGTTGGTGCCGAAGCTCGCGTTGAAGGATTGAAAGCGGGCCGTTAAAACTATGGCGTCAGAAGCGTCCACGGAAACGCCGACAGCCAAGTCCTCCCACGGCCCGCCAAATCTTTGAGACCATTGATGAACACCCGAAGGCGAATACTTGGCGAGAAAGATGTCAGTGTTTCCAGCGTTGGTCAGAAGCGTGCCGCCAAGATTCACTGAGCCTTGAAAGTGCCCAGCCACGACGATGTTCCGCTGGCTGTCAATCGCGACCCCACTGGCTGAATCGTTTCCGTTGCTCCCGAGCTGCTTGACCCACGCCAGATTTCCCTGCTGCCCATACCTCGCAAGGAAGGCGTCGGAGGCGGACACCGAAGCCGTGCGCGGCCCGTTGCCGAAGTTGATTGTGCCTTGGAACGAGCCAGCCGTCACAGATTCCCCCGATGCCCTATCCACCACCACGCCGTTAGCACTGGCGTTGTCGAAGAACGTGCTACCGAGCGCCGGAGTAACCCAGCGAAGCGTTCCTGGAGGCTGGCCCTGCGTCGTGATGACTCTGAAGAACGCCGTCGTGAACCCGTATGGCGCAGGATTGGTGACGGAGTGTTGCGTAGTGCTGGGTCCGAAGTTCGCCCACGGCGAAAGGACATCCGGCCGGGATTGAGTCTGAAATGGCGGCGTGCCATTGATCCACGTCAGCACGATCTTGTTGCCCGATTGCACCTTCGCTGAAACAACGGCGAAATCCGTCGGGTTATAACTTGGAGCCACCGCCGTCGGGGCGGCTGTCTTTGGAGCCACCTTCGGCTCATACTTCAAGCCGGAAGGCAACGGAGGAGGCGGAACCTTCGTCGCAGATTGCCTCGCCGCAGCAGATCGCTTCGGCGTTTGTTTGCAGCCCGGCATCACTATCATCAGGAGCGCCAGAAACCAGAGTAACTTTTTCATGTTGTCATCTTTCTGTTGTCCACCACTTTTTGCTTGGCCTGATGCTCCTTATACTTCCGTTCGGCCTCTTCGGCGAGTCGTTGATAGGATTCAATATCTGGATTCTGGTCAGCCAGTGTGCGGGCCGACACCATACCGATCATGAGCTGCTCCCCCATCTGGGAGTTGACCAGCGTGTGAGTATCTTGAATGATCTTGTCGCGTTTCGCCTCGCGCTTTCTGCTGACCAGATAGTTGCACACCGCGATCACCATCGACTGGGCCGCTGCCGAGATGCCAGCAATTAAGGCGACTTGAACAGCGTCGGTCATTCTCAAAAAGGCACCGCAGTCCCGGTCAACCCACTCGCCGCCGTCACGGCCCATCCCGGCTGAAGCAGTACGGTCATCGTGCCAGTGAACGTAGTCGCTGGGACAATGGTCGTGCCCGACCTGTTCTTCTGAGTGACAGCCACGGCAGTTCCGTTCAAGTACACCACTTGGTTTATGACCTGATTGTTGGTGTATCCGCTTCCTCCAACTGCGTTGGTTGCCAAGGTGGAGTAGCTTGCGAAGCCGTTGGTGCCAACATAATACCCAGGCGTGACAGCCTTGACTATCGCTGCATTTCCAAGCGTCATTGTATCGTTTTCGCCGACAAAAGCACCTGAGCCGACCGCAGTGGCATTGCTGAGCCCTGCGATTGCGGTTGCTGCATAACCAATAAAGGTGCAGTTGGTAAGTTGTGGAATACCTAAAGCGACTTGGTACCCAACGCCCACGTTATTCTGAGCATCCTCAACATCCCGTAAGCTCTCGTATCCAACCCCGGTATTACGCGCTGTAGCAGTGGTGATAAACCCCATACTTTTTGAGCCTATTGCGGTGTCTCTTGTAGCACTGGCATTTTGGTCCAGCGTGCCGTATCCCACTGCGGTTACATCATTCGCCGTCGTAATGATGTCCATCGCATCTCCACCTACGCAGACGTTCTGTCCTCCGGTGGTAAATATGACCATCGCCTCGTAACCGATAGCCACATTAAGGCTTCGGAATTGGTTGGCATTCAAAGCTCGTGTTCCAAGAACCGAGTTATTTTCTCCATCCCGTAGGTTTTGCGCAGCCTGGAATCCAACCACTGAGTTGTGTGCTCCTCCATCAATACGCTCCAATGTGTTATGGCCAATCCCAACATTTTCAATGGCGGTCACACTGCCATTCGTCATCGACTCATTACCAATCGACACGTTGTTGTAGGCATTCGCAGTCGTGTGCATCGCCCTGTAGCCGACAGCGATGTTGTTACTCTTTGTGTTCGCCTTGAGCGCCGATGGGCCTATCCCGATGTTGCTGCGGCCAATTGAAATGTTGAACACCGTTCCAGTTACACCGAGGGTTGAAGTCGATCTCTGTTTCAGATTGAGGGTATCGTTTGTCCACGGGATCGCATTGAACATGTCGGTGAACGACGGATTCGCGGCGCTCAGGCTGAGCACTGACGAAAGTAAAAAGAGAAAGGTCAGGATTCGTTTCATACCCATTGTTGGCTTGGTACGTCCCATTGGAAAAGACTTCCACCACCGGTAGGGAACGATACCGCTGGTTTGGTTGGGTCTGTTGGAGTCGGCTGATCTTGGAAGACCTGCTGCGCCACAGAGCCAGAAGCCCCTCCGCCGCCCGCGCCTCCAAGATCCAGGCTCGGATAATCTTGGCGTGGCCTCGGTATCGGGTCCGGGTCGTAGTTTAATTCAGGCATAAGATGTTCAGATTTGAATCCAGGAGCTGCCGTTGGCCGGCCAGACCCACCTCGTCAGACCAACTGTGTTGAGGTGGAAATTTGTCACTCCAGTATTGGCGGGCGGGATCGTCGGGTTCACTGGTCCGTCACTCAGAATACTTAGGACCAGCCTGGCATAGCTCCGAATCGGAGTCGGCCTTGGCCGAGCGAAGTAGTTCAGCTCTGGCATGTCGCACGCTACCCAGTGGGCTTCGCGTCCGTCAATGCCTTTTCTTTATCGTTAACGTTGGGCGCTGGCGACACCGCCACCACCACTGGCTGCCCGGCCGGGAAGGCGATCCGCATGTCATTACTGCCGCCCTTGCTGCCGGCCTCCTTTGCTGCCTCCAGATGCGATTGCCCCACCTCGATGATCTGCTTGTTGAACCGGAGCTGTGTGGCCCGAAGCTCAGCGATGACGTTCGCGTTGACCTTCGGATTCTCTGTGAGCAGCCGGTCAATGTCCTCCTGAATCGCCGCCACCGCCCTGTCCGCGTTGTCCCCCGCACAGTGCAGACGCCCATGCCCAATCATCTTCACGCCCCACTTCTCAATCTCTATGCCAGCCTCGGCCAGCAACCTGGCCTTGACTCGCATGGTCCGCGTGTTGAACTGCTGACGGATGCGGGCGATCTCCTTTTCCTCGGTGGCCTTCCGGGCCTTGATGAGGGCCTTCTTGTCGATCTCGATCTCGGCGGGCGGCTGCTCGATGATCTCCACTGGTAGTTCTTTTTTGTCGCTCATGGTTCAATCTCTCTTTTCGTCCACCCCGGATGATTCCCCTCCAGCCGTTGAGCAAGGAAGCATTGATTCCCTGGCAGCTTCGCCTTCGCCGGCATCCAGCAGAGGCAGCCCACCGGCTCCGCGATCCCGGTCGAGGAATTCCTCCAGACTTCTTGGCTCCTCGCGTTCCCGCACGTCATTAACTCCCTGTGAAAGAGTGGACACCTTGGGCACTTCAACAGCCGGCGAATGTACAAGGAGCGGCTCACTCTCCTCCGCGCGGGCAGAGAAACCATGAGTAGGCGGAACAATATGGACGGGAAGGTCACGAAGATTACGGCCATGCGCTCGCGCCTTGATGCCGACAGTCTCAATAAAGTGCAGGCCGCCAGTCCTGCTGCTCTGATGAATGCGAGCGAACGGCAGACCGATCTTTTTGCGATATGCGCGTAGAATCTCCAGGATGTTTTCATAGAGCCGCTCCACGGCTTTCTCGTAGTAGCTCACGTACGCCGTGTTCCCACAGGATCGATGCTTCGTCTCCAGCCTGCTCACCTCTTTCTCAAAATGCTTCGATGTGAGCACCTCGATACTGTAGTCCACGCGGCTCAGGGTCCGGAAGCCCTTCTTGGTTTTCTGCTCCCTCCGAATCGCCACGTTATGCGGAGAGCAAAGAGTCTCAGGAAGCCCGGCAGTGCTATCGTGAGCGCTATCGGTCGTTGCATATCCATCCTCCTTGAGATGTTTCAGAAGTCCGAGCTTCCTGAGTTTGAAGCAGACGATCTCCTTCCAGTTCGCCCGGAAGGGTACGGCGATGAGCTTGATGAAACCAAGGTCCATGACCCGATGCTGTGACACCATGAAATCCGCCGCCACCTTGTTGAGTCCGTCGATGACGATCTTCACCACCGAGCTTTGAAGTCCGCACTCCTCGGCGATTTGCTGGATCAGCAGCCGGTCGTGCGCTCCGCTCTTCAGGTGGTTGGGTTGCTTGCTCCCATCTTCCGCACCGAATGGAATCCGCTGGCCGGGAAGCTCTGGCGCCTTGCTCTCCTTGCCATCCCAGCGGTAGTACCGTTCCTTGGTGATCCCTGCTGCCTTCTTCAGCAGGGCGGGCACCACTTCCTTGCGGACGAGCCACTGGTTCTGCCGTTCAAGACTGCTCAGCTTATCGTGCGCCTCGAACAGCGCCTTGAGAACAAAGCTTGCTTTGTAGTGTGGGCAGATCGCCGTGAAGATCATCGCATACTCAATCCCGGTGTCGGTCGCCATCTTCCAGTCCACGTAAAGCGGGAACCTCCATTGAACCTCGCCCTTCTCGTCGGGCTGCCCCTCCGCATACCACAGTTCCCGATCCCCGACTCCGGCTAGGGTTGCCATGGGCTCTGGCTTCGGGTCCGTATTGTTACTGTCGCTGTCCATCAACAAAGACGTTGACAGAAAATCGGCTCCCGGCAAGAGTGCCGTTGTGAGTCGGATGCGACTCACTGAAAACCCTGATGAGTGCCACACTTCGCGGAGCCAAACGCCGTGAGGCGGACTTCTACGCCACGCCAGAGTCGGCGTTCAAGCCGCTGCTGCCATTCATCCGGCAGATCGGAGCCGTCGTGTGGGAGCCCGCAGCCGGCGATCTTCGATTGGTTAACTGGATGATCGAGGGCAGCATCCAGGCGGCCGGTTCAGATTTGAATATGGGCTACAACTTCCTGCACGATCCGGACAGGATGGCTTGCGTTGTCACCAATCCCCCATTCTCTCTCGCGCTAGAATTCTGTGACCACGCCATCAAGCGTGCGCTGCATGTTTTCATGCTGCTCCGATTGAACTTCCTCGCCTCTCGGAAACGCCGAGCTTGGTGGAATTCAAACAAGCCCGACGCCCTCTTCGTCCTCAGCGAACGCCCATCGTTCACTGACGACGGCAAGACCGACGCCACCGACTACGCCTGGTTCTACTGGGGCAATGTTCACAAAGGGTTTTATTTTCTGTGACCCTCGCCCAAAAACTCGACCGTCTCCCGCCCTGCATCTGTCGGCTCTTAGCCAAGAGCAACGGCGAGCTGATGACCGACGCCGAACTGATGAGACGAATGCGCTGCGGCAAGGATAAGCTCCGACGGATTGTCGAATCCAGAACGTGGGACGGGATCGCGGTGCAGGACGTTGACGATTTTCTTAAAGCCTGCGGCCTCACTTGGTCCACGCAGCGTCGCCAGATCTGGGGCTTGAAGAGGGCCGTCGAAAAGGGCCTTGAGGGGATTCGCCGCATGAAGCATCTCAAGAAACCAGTGGCCCAGAAGGCGAGCCGCGTCCTTACCTTACTCAAACGCACGGAAGAAATTCTGAAGAACTCGCAATGAACGAACCCAAGCTCATCGCCGACCACACTGAGATCCTCCCGGAACTCGCCCCGGCGCCACTCAAGAAGGCGGCAACGCTGTCGAATCTCTGGGGCACCTTCGTCGAATCGAAAAACCCAGCGCCCAACACGACGCACAATCTACGGTTCATCGGTAAGAGATTCCTTGGCTACTTCCGCGAGCAGGAACTCACGGTTCAGTCCATGGTGAATTGGTGCAAGTACGTCCGCAGCATCAAGAATAACTCCGGCAAACCCATCTCGGCCTCTCGTGTCCATGACATCCAATGTAAAGTCCGGAGCTTCCTCAAGTTCATCCAAAAGCTCGGCTTCATTAAGCATCCACTCTGGGAGTTTGTTGAGATACCACGGATGCCGGACCCAAAGATGCCAGAGATCGTTTCCGATGAGGAATATCAGCGCCTCAAGGATTTCCTGAAGGACGCCGAGCGCTGGCAGTGGGTACTGTGGATGTGCATCCTTGGCTACCGCACGGGCATGAATCTTCAGGACTGTGCTCACCTGCGCTGGGAGAACGTCTTCCTCAACGACACCTCCGAGTCCTACATCGACATCCCGCGCATCAAGCTGGAACGCTTCGGCGAGAAAGCTGTGTGCCGCATCCCCATTGTTCCCGGCTCCGACGTTCACGAGTGGCTGCTGAAGCTGAGGAAGGTGGAGAACTACAAGCGCGCCGACGGTCTTAACTACGTGCATCAAGACTGCCCAGGTCTCTACTCTTGGGGACAGCCGTGCGGCCAGCGCATGGGGCGCAGCATCGTTAGTCTCTTCCGGCAGTGCGGTATCAACAACGGCAAAAGCTTCGCCTCGTTCCGAAGAACCTTCGTCAGCAACTTGGTCAACTCCGGCATGGACTACGCGCTCGTCTGCAAGATCACGGGGCACACGAATATCAAGATGCTGCTGCGCTACCTCCGCCCAGATCGCAGGGCGCTCCAGGATGGAGTGATGAAGGCTCAGCAGTACGCGGAGGAAAGAACATGAAGACTCACGAATCCAAAAAAGAACTCTCTCCCGAGGAAGACGTGAAGAACGTCATGGCCCAAATCAGGGCCATGGAAAGCGGACTGCCAAAACCTGCCGGCGGAGAAGATCCTACAACATCGGCAACACCCATCCCTGCCGAGGCGGAGGCCCCTTCGCCAGTTGTTTCTCCGCCGGCAACCCAGACCCCACCCTCTGCGCCAAAGGCACCAGACTGGCTCCACAGCGTCGTCGAGGTCACATCGAGAGACTCCAAGCACTTTGGCCAACTCTTCCGTCTCGGCGACATCCAGGCCGGCAAGGCCCACGGCTACATTCTCAAGGAACACGGCGGGCGGGAGTTTATCACCGTGGCCGCTGACCACATCACCACCATCGGGAAGCCGAAGATCAAGGCTGGGAGATGTTGCAGTGACCGGTGGGTGTCTGAACACAGGGAGGTAAAATGAATACTTTCAAGGCCGCCGATCCGGATAAGATCAAGTTCATCCTCAGCCTGACAATGACGCTCGAAGAGTGGCGTATGATAAGGGATCAAATCAAGACAAGCGTATGGCCAGCAGGGAGAGTGCGTGAGGAAATCTTATCAATGATCGAGCAGGCCGAGAAAACGTACTATCCACAGTACCAACCACCGAAAGAAGAATGAGCAACCGAATCGTAGACCTCAACGGCGCTCCTGCCAAACCTGAGCCGCCAAACGTTCCTGAGATGATTGAAACCGCCCGCGCCCGATGGAAGCTCGGTGAAAAACACAAGGGCTTTGAGACGCTGTGCGATGCCATGCAGCTTCTGGCGAAGGGCGTGGGGAGGAATATCCTGGATGCGCAGAAACTGGATGCGGAGCTGAAGGAGTTAAAGCAGAAGGTTACACCGAGATGATTATAGAAAAGATCTACGACTCCGCCAGCCATCTGGCGAGGGATTGGCCTGTGTTTGAAGACAAGCGCGCGATTTGTTTTTGCAGCGGCGTATTTGACACGCTTCACAGGGGTCACGTCGAGTTGCTGCGCAGAGCGTTTAACCAACCTGGATACATTGTTGTGGGCATCAACAGCGACGCATCCGTGCGGAGGATAAGGGGCGAAGATCGGCCCATCGTGAATCAGGCAGACAGGGCGTTCATGCTGGCCGCGTTGCAGCTCGTCCACTCCGTATTTATCTTTAATGAGGACACTGTGGTTGAGAGCCTTAAAATCCTGCGGCCAAGAACCTGGGTAAAAGGTGGCGACAGAAATCTCGAAACCCTGGACCAAGAAGAGCGCAGAACCGCCGAGGAGATCGGAACGAAGATCGTCTTCATCCCGAGAGTCGGCGACTACTCCACGACGGAGATAGTGAGGAGGATGAAGGGATGAAAGAGAGCCTTGACACTTACGACACGCGGGCGGCACTGTCGCCACAATGATCAACCTTCCCCTAAGAAATGGCGGGTTCACCTCAATCGACAATGAAGATCTTACGCTTGTTAAACCATTCAAGTGGCGCAGGCAGCCGAAGCCAAGCGGCAAGAGTTACGCCATTACACGCCTAGTCGCGAACGGCAAGGCAACAACACTCAGGATGCACAGACTGATAATGCACGCCGCCAAAAACGCCGTAGTCGATCATATTAACCACGACGGACTCGACAACCGGAAGGCGAACCTTCGCATCGTCAGTGTTGCCAAGAACAACTACAATCGCCGGAAGCTGAAACTCAAAACGTCAAAGTTCAAAGGGGTACATCAAACGGAGCTTGGTTATTGGAAGGCCGGGCTGCGGCTCAACTACAAGCAGATTCACCTCGGCACATTCGATAGTCAAGAACTGGCGGCAGCCGCTTACAACCACAAGGCTAGACAAGTATTCGGGCAGCACGCCTGCCTCAATGCTGTTCCAAAGAACCTCGAAGCTAAAGCGGTCGCCATCTCCGAAAACCCGAAGAAGAAGCGCGACCCAAAGTCGAAGTACTTGGGCGTATACTTGGCCAAGGTTGGCAAGCGTCGATGGTTCGTCAGGGCGCGCACCTCGGAGGGGAAGCTGTTTTATGTAGGCTCTTACTTCACTGAGCTGGAGGCAGCAAAAGCGTACAATGCAGTTACACTGGCAATTCACGGAGCTTCAGCAAAGGTCAACAAGCTTTGAACACTTTTCGCCATGCTGGGGATCGTGGAGATCTCCTCGCGGGATTACCCGTGATTCGATATTTCGGGGGCGGTGTGCTGTACATAGAGGCGGCGCCGTACACGCGGGAATTTCTCACGCCGGACAAGTGGTGTGGCATCGATCTCCTGCTCAAGCAGCAGCCCTACATCGTCGATGTTCTCCCGTGGGAGAACCAGAGAGTAAGCTACGTGCTCAACGACTTTCGGGCTCACATGTTCCGCGCCCTGCGAAAGCTTCACGTCAATCAGAACACCGACCCTGCGCTCCTGCGGAAATCGCTCGTCGATTGGCAGCTCGAAGCCCACGGCGTTCCGTACACTGAGAAGGACAGGGCGTGGTTGAGCGTGGAGCCGAATCCCGTGGCGCCCGTGGTCATCAACCGCACTGGCCCAGGCCGCGCGCCGCACCACGTTTACCACAATCCGAACTTTCCGTGGCACCGCGTCTGGCAGAAGTACCGCGAGAAGGCGGTGTTCATCGGGACACCGGAGGAGCACAGGGTTTTTTCGGCGACGTGCGGAGACCTGAGATATTTTCCGACAAAGGATCTGCATGAGGCTGCCCGCGTGATCGCTGGAGCGGAGTTGTTTGTTGGGAACCAGAGCGTTTGTTTTTGGATCGCGGCCGCGATGCACAAGCCGCATGTGCTGGAAGTATGGGCCTCCGGCCCGAATTCATGCGTTTTTTACCCCGGCGCGGTTCACGGGTGGAACATCGACGTTGAACTGCCGAACCTATGAGCGAATACAAAGAAGTCCCAGTCGAAGCGGCGAAGCAAATCGCCGAAGCTTACAGCAAGGACATCGTTGTCATCAACTGCTACAGCCGTGAGCACAATCTCCTTCACTCAACAACCTATGGCGTCTCTCCGGCGGACAAAGTATCAGCCGCGAAAGCTGGCGAGATTATCGCCAAGGCGCTCGGTTCAGATGTGAGCCGCCTAACCGAGTACGAGGACTTCCGAAAGGATCTCAACGCTGGAAAGCAGCGGGCTATGGAGGAGGCGATCAAGAAGCACCTTCCTGAAATGGACCCCGAGATGGCGCATGACTTTAGAAAGGCGCTTGGGCTATGAGTTCAATCGCCATGTGCTGTAACGCGTACCAGGACGCCGCTGCCCTGCGCGGACTGCTGGAGACTTCCGCTCCTTACTTTGATCAACTCTACGTGATCCACTCTGGCCCCGGCGGCGCTTACTCCACTGACGGAACGATTGAGCTGTGCCAAGAGTTCGGCGTGAAGCTCGACTTCGATGACATCCAGCGAGGCTACGGGGCGATCAGGACGAAGCTCCTCCACAAGTGCGAATGCGACTGGGCCTTCATCCTCGATGCTGATGAACGCTTCTTCCCACTCCTGCCCGTCATCACCTGCTCTGGCGACGAGAAGTACCCGGACGTTCCGAACCCAAAGCTCACTGTGGAGAAGAAGGCTGACGTGATCAACCAGGGCGCCCACGTCAAGAACCTAATCAACAACCGAGAGACGATGGCGCTGAGGTCCACGCGCCGCCACTGGTTTGATTTCGCGATGACGAGGCCGTCCCAGAACTTCCACAAGATCCATGATCACCAGCTTCGCATAGTTCGGAACCATCCGATGATAGCCTACGAAACTGACAGGGTGATGCACGAGAAACTTACCGACGCGCGCACCGGAAAAGATCCGAAGTACGTGGCTCAGGACGAGCAGGGCGGCCCGTTCCATGATCATTTCCATCTTCACTTCCGCCGCACCCAACCCGGCCACAAAGAGTTTAACGAGATCAACTACGCCCGCCTCTCACGCGGGGAGAAAATGCTGACACGATGAAAAGAACAATGGAAGACTACCGTGTGGTATCCGATGGAGAGGTCTTTCGCGTGCAGCTTCGGGAGCGCATCCTCTTCTTCAATTCTTGGTTCGATGTCACAAATAACTTGAAGACTCGCGAGGAAGCCGAGAAGTGGGCCGATCACTTTGCCAAGGTGTTCGGCACAAAGGGAAAGTTCCGACCCGTATGAGAACCCTCCTCTTCACCGGCTACAATCAAGCCTACGCCCCGCTGGCTGAACTCACCACTCCGCTCATGCAGGCTTACGCCAACAAGCATGGGTTCGAGTTCATGTGGTACCCGGATTCCTTCCTGAAAATTCCGAACTCGATTTACTGGGTTGGTGTCGCTGGCGCCCTGCATGGCCTTAAGGAATGTGATCGCGTCATCTATTTGGACGTGGACCAGATGATCACGAACCCGGAGTTCGAGGTTGGCCTGCCCGGATTCGGCTTCCACGTCTCACAGGACTGGGGCGCTGACGCCGTAGAGCCCTGGCATTTCTCCATGTGCGGATTCGTGGCCCATCGCGATTGCGTCCCGCTCTTCGAGGAGTGCCTTGCGATGGAGCCGGAGTGGAGGGACAAGCCCTTTGCAGAACAAGGGCCGATGAGGGACGTGATCCGCAGAAAGACCGAAGGGCTGAAGCTTGTCGATAGAAAACCCGGCGAGCCAGACGGCGCTTTCATCAACATCCATCCACGACGGAAGTTCAACGCAGTGCCGGACGAAGTTTGTCCCGGCCAGGTGCCCGAGCCGTGGGCTGCCGGCGATTTCGCCTGTCACCTTACAATGTTGCCCATTGAGAAACGCATCGAGCTGTTCCACGAGATTAAGAAACAGGCTGGGATATGACCAAAGATAAACTGCATCTCGGCTGCGGTCGCTGCTACCTGCCACCCGAACAGGGCTGGATCAATATCGACTTCTTCACTTCTGGCAAGGCGGACGCCTACTACGACGTGACTAGCCTGCCGTATGACAAGGAATCGTTCTCGCTTCTGTATGCGTCGCATCTGCTTGAGCACGTCCACAGGTTCGCCGTGGTCGCCACGCTCGCTCACTGGCGCAGTCTGCTCAAACCGGGTGGCATCCTTCGCCTTGCAGTCCCGAACTTCGCCGCCATCGTCGAATGGTATCGCCGCACGGGGAGCCTTGATGATGTGATGGGCCTGCTTTACGGCCGGCAGGACATGCACCTGAATCGCCACACTGTTGCCTTCGACGAAAAGACTCTCACCCGCGATCTTCGCAAGGTCGGATTTATGGACATTCGTCCTTGGGATTGGCGTAAAACAGAGCACGCGGACTACGACGATTTTTCGCGCTGCCGGCTCCCACACATGTCCCAATCCGATGACGCCCTCTGGATGTCCCTCAATCTCCAAGCCATCAAGTGAACCCCATCGTCTTCCACGACCCGCCAAACGGCCCATACGCTCACGAATACCTGACCAAGGTATTCTTCAAGGGGATGGCCCAGTGGTTGTACGCGAACGGCAGAGCCCACATCGAGGACAATCGCCTTGAGAAAATCCATAACGCCATCGTCATCACTAGCGCTGATTACCTAAACCTCCCAACCATCGCGAAGCTCCACAACAACGGCTGTAAGATCGTGGCCTTTTCCTGCACCGATTCCAGCTACATCTCCCAAAACTGTCGAACCTCGTTCGCCTTAATTAATATCGATCTTGTTTTTGCCTTGACCGGAATACAAAAAGTCAACGAGGGCCACGAGATGGTCGTGGATCGCGACTTCAACGTCTCCCTCGAAAAGCGTGAGTTCCTTCCGTCGAAAGACTGGCACGCCTTTGATTACATGCGGAAGGCTGGCCGCATCCAGTCTCTGCCCTACGTCCACTGGCTAGCGCTCCCCGAAGTCCCCGCCCGCCCCTACAACGAACGCTCCCAGAAGGTGCTCATCCGTGGCGGCAATCACGCGCGGAGGTTCGTCCTGGCGCTGATGCTGATGCAGAAGGATCTCCTCGATACGAACTCGGGCTTTGTCACGGCGCCTTACTTTGCGGACGATATGAATCCGCAGTTCAGGTACTGCGATCCGTGCCGGCAAGACTGGCGCAAGCGGCGGGCATTTGGGATGGATCGCTACATCAGCGGCGCCATGCCGGCCGACTGTACATCACCTGCCAAGTGGGGCCGTTCCGATCAGTGGGAAACCGATCTCGGCAAATGGAACAACGCCTGCCCCCGCTCCTTCTACTGGCTTGCCGAGCAGTTCGAGAAGAAGCACGGCCCTATCGACAAGACTGCGCTTGAGAAGCTCCTGAACGCCCAGTGGCTCCCAGCGCAAGCGCACCAGGAGATGTTGGCGAGGATCACCTTCACCTCCGACCTCAAGTGGTTGTTCAGCATCTACGCAGCGCAGAGGTTTTGGGATGCGGCGGCGGTGGGGTGTATCAATCTGCTGCCACAGAGGACCATTGATCAGGAGTATTTTCCAGCCATGAAAGGAGGAGAGCACTTCCTTTGCTTCTCGGAGGATTTCCACTGGCTCAACTTCTTCTTGGATGATGAACATGGCCACAGGCTCAGCGAGAACGGCTACAATGAAATTACGAAGGCCAGCCGCGCCCTCTACTCCGAATGGATTAAGCCGGGCCGGTTCGCCCTGAACGAGAATCTTTGCGGGCATATTTTCCAGCAGATCGAAAGGCACTGCGCATGAAATTGTTAAATGTCGGAGCGGGGAGTAACAGACCCCAGGACGAGTTCTGGTGGCACCTCGATAACCTTCGTCGCTCGCTACAGCGCGGCACGCCAGAGCGCTCCAACTTGGATGCAGAGCCGCAGTACGTGGATCACGAACTTATCGTTGATGGGCCAATGCCTTTCGAGAAGGATAGTTTCGATGGCTGCCTTGCTAGCCATATTTTAGAACATTTTTCCTGCAACGATGCCGTGGATGTCCTCAGAGACTGCCGCCGCATCCTCAAGCCGGGCGGTCTACTCATAGTCTCTGTGCCGGATGCGGATTACTTCCTCTCGGTTCACGACCGCGACAAGCCCGAGAACGCCGTGGAGCTTTTTGGTGAGCTAATCCATGACACTTGGCAGCCGAACTTTATGAGCTACGCTTTGCTACATCGCGAGCACCGCCAAGTTTTGACAATGGGCTCGCTAACGTGCCTGCTGCTGGCGGCCGGGTTCGAGCGGAGGAGCATCCATGATCGCATCGTGGGATTCAGTCGTGAAGAGTGGATCGAAATCGAGAAGATAATGAACCGGCGTAAGTTCAGCGTGGAGTTGTGCGCGATTAAATGAGAGCAGTCCTTACACACAGAGAGCCAGCGATTACGTACACTGAGCTTTGGATACTTTGGGATCATTGGATTAAGCACATCCCAATGGCGGAGATCGCCAGACGAAGCCGCAGGCACCGTTACGCGAAGATAAACCTAACCGTACACCGAATGCGGCAGAAACTGTTGCGGCTTGTTACGATGCCAACCGAAACTCCAGAGGAATTCTGGTCGGAGGAACTGCGGCTCGAAATCCTCCAGAGGACGGCTGTGATGAAGTCGAAGTCTGAGGCCGCCACCATCAAGGCTAAGCCCTGGTTAGCAAAATAAACCCGCACGATTTCGGATGGGTCAGCGACGTGGGCTTGAGCGATGGAATGTGCCAGCTCCCCTGAAGCACCCACTCCTCTCCAAGAATCCTTCGCCTGAAGAACTCCATCCAGTCCTCCAGTGGCCAGCGGATCTTGTGCGTCGTGTCCATGTCGTCCTCGCGCCGGACGTACTGACCGCCGACGCGCTCGGTGAGAGGGACCATGATGAGGATGGAGACTTGGGCGAACTTCAGGATTAGGTCTGCCGTTCGCATCAGGTCGATGGACTCCAGATGTTCGAGGGTGTCCTTACTGACGATGTGGTCCCATTCGCCACCCTCGTCCGCACCAACGTTGGTCGAAACGACGTTACGGACTTCTGGATCACAGTTCTGGATTGCCCACTCCGAGATGTCATAGCCGTAGGAGTTGACTCCGATCTTCCGAAATGCTTTCACGAGGTAGCCGCGAGCACAACCCCAATCGAGCACGGTCTCGCCTGGCTCAATCCCGAGCACCTCAGCGATCCGTCTCGCCAGCGCCATCGTGGGCTCCTCCTGCCACCGGTAGTCCACGTAGTTCGATAGACCTTTTTCCGGCCCGCGCAGGTAGTAGTCCTCAGTGTAGGGCGATTGCATAGCTAAACGAAGTTGACGTGCTGCGGTTGTGGAAAGCCAGGCGTCGGCAAAGGCATCCCGTCGATGACATCGCCGATGAAGTCCACTTGATCCGGGAAGACGCAACCGGGACAGATGTTGTCGGGGATCACCTTGCGAATCGGTTCGGCGAAAAGTTTTCCCACTTCATCCCATCGGCACACGCCCCACTGACTGCCGAACTTGTGGCCGGCAGTCTTGTTCAGCACCACGGAATCGCAGCAGAAGACCGTGCCGCAGGCGTTGAGGCAGGGCCGCGTGTACACCTTGGCGCACGCACGACGCGGCTGCCTTGGCGGTTTGCTTTGGGAAAATACCCGATCAAGATCGATTCGCGCTGCCATCTCACTGAGAATTCTGTGCCTCTCCGGGATGAGGTCTGGCTGGAGGCAGTTGCATAAAAGTCGAACATAAGCCGGACAGTGTTTCTCAACGTAGTAGCGGATCATGCCCTCGATCCATGGCAGCCTGTCCATAGCGTAAACAACTTTTCGATTAGCGAGCGGCGTCCGCACATCCTCTGGCGTCGAGACCCAGCCGTGCTTGTGTGATGGCTCTTCGTAGGAGTCCGACATGATCCAACTGAACCCGAGCGTCGTCTTCGCTGGGTGAATGTCCGGCACGTAGACGGTTTTCTCCGGGTGGTCCAAGCCAGCCATGCTGATGCGAATCCAAGTGAAATAATCCAACACGTCCGGACGGCATGTCTTCCACGATGTTCTCCTGCGGCATTGGAGATCGTGGCCGTCTGTCCAGTGGCACCGCTTGCAGGCCATGACTGGCGTTCCTTCAGCGCGCGTCGCTGTCCAGATCTTTCCGGTGTCGTAATACTCTACGGGCGGCTCCGGATACTCGACCATCGGCATCCCGTTAGTGATCAGCGCCATCTCCAGGCCGCGCGCATGGATGGAATCACAGAGCCCGTTGAAGTCGGTGCCGGTCTCCTTGCATTTGTAGAGCAGTGGATTCCCTCCGCCGCTCAACGTCACTGACTTGAGGCCCAGCGGGCAAAGCTGATCCAGGAAGCCATTGATGATCCGCATCGGGAGCACGTCGCCGGGCCGTTCACCCACGCTACAGAAGCTACATTTTGCATTACAGACATCCGTCGGGGCAATCCAACAACTGATCGGGAAGCCCTTGCCGTTCCTGAGATTCTCCATCGCCTCCTGATGATGAAGGAGCTTTTCGCCGGTTGAAGTGAAACTCGTGACGAGTTCAGTCATGGGCGTAGACTTTCACACTACCTCCCGGCTTGCAAAGCCATTTCGATTTTAAGCAATCTCAACCCCACCATAATATGAGAGACGGCACTTGGCATCGTGAATCTGGATGCTTCGATCAGGAAGAGCTGGAGATTGAGCCCTCAGAATTTCCACGGGTAAGCGGGCCGACGACGCCAGATCGAGAATTCGCACTCCACGCACTTTCAGTCATCGTAGATCTTATTTTAGAGAAGCCTCCACTACCGGTCTCTCGTCGCAGCCAGAATAAGAAGCCACTGGAGCCTTGGGAGGTGGCAGTTCCTGAACGCGAGAGTACACTGCCAGAGCTGCCGCCACTGCCACACAACGGCGAGATGTGGTCTCCCTGTCAGTGCGGAGGGAACATCTGGGCTGTCAGGGATTGGCGTCAGTCGTACTGGTTTATGATATGCCGCACCTGCCGAAGGGAATACTGGTATGATGTGTATCGGCTGGAGCTTACAGAGAGCAAGCCGGCTTTTTGCCCGGACCTGCGGCACATCAGAACTTAAACCACCCTCGGTTTACACAGATATTTTTTCTGCTCTATCTGCCCCCACTCGTCACATCTAAACATACCGCCAAACCCAAACTCACTTGCCAGCTTCTGATAATCCTCCGGCTTGTGCTGGTACCTGCGCAGGTACACGGGATCTTCCGTCGGATTCGTCAGCTCCTCCGCTCTGATCGTTTTCCCAGCGAACCGTGACCCGTGAAGGTCGTTGCACAACACCTCAAGGAAGCTGCCCCAAGGTGCCTTGTCCGTCATCAACCGCTTCCGGTAAATCGCCAGCAGTTCCTCCGGACTGATCGCATCCACTCTCAAAGCCACCACATCGCTGAGCGTCGTAAACTGCGCGAATCCCTGTGCTGCCCGGTTGTGACCGTTCACCTGCTTTGGCTGGCCCGGCGTCACCATTAGGATCTCTGGGTTGTCGAATGCTCTCTTCAGTGCGTCGATGCTCTCCACCTTTCGGAAGATGAATCGCTGGGAGACCTTCACAGCCACGTCGCAGCCCTGGCTCTTGGCAAAAACCAGTGAGTGAACGAGCGACTGGAAGTCGTTTGCGAAATGCCCTCGCCTCTTCGCTGAGCAGATGTACTGCGCGCAGTGCTGGCTCGTGTGCGACGCAATCCCCGGACTCTCCGGGCTCACATCATCGCTCACCAGTATCGGCGACTCCGGGCTCAGCTTCCTCAGTTGCTTTAGCCCGAGGTGAACAAAGTCGCAGAGGCGATATGATGAAATCGTGAACGCGAGTTTCAAGCACGAACGTACCGTGGAGCCAAAAAGTTTGTCAGGCTATTCCTGAGTCGCCATGCCTCGTAACACTCCCTGCTACAGAAGTCGTGCGTTGGAAATTTCCCGGTCGCTACCCAGTTCCCGGTTTCGCCTTGGTATGCGCGCGGCCCGAGAGGTAGCTTGCAATTTTCGCACAAATCTTTCTGCCCAATGGTCTGCTTCATGCCACGAGTTCGGCTGGATTAACCTCGGTCCACTTCCCGTCCCGCAAGACTTCGTAACGCAACTTGTCGTCCGTCGTGTCCTTCTCAATCGACTCCTCAAGTGTTTGCTGCTCGCGAACCTCGAAGAGTTTCCGGTTGAGCCAGATTTTCATCTTCTTGGTTTCGAGCAGGCGCTTGAAGGCGGTCTTCTTGTTGTCCGCCTGCGAGCGACTGTCGCTGGCCCTGCCGATGGCACCGGTTTCTCTGTGGATGATTTGCACACCAGAGGCGACTTTGTTCTTGGCCTGCCCACCTTTGCCAGAACCGCAGAAGTACGAGACATCGAAGTCTTCCTTGCTGGCCAATCGGATGCGCTCACGGTCATCCTGCTCTTTCCGTTCAACGATTTTCATGCCCCCGCAGCCTGCCTTCGTCTCCGGCGTGGCGCAAGCCCAAGCCGCTTCCGTCCTGCGGAAAGCCTCGTGACACGCGGGCCGGCGAGCCTGCGGAGCCTCGGGCGCGCG